TCAAATGACCAGTTTTTTCCATTCCTTACCGCGTGCGTCGTTGTAAATATCGGTCATTTTTTGATTCGAATGGCCCAGCAAAATTTTGGTATCAACCCCCTGCTCTCTGAACAATCGCTCTGATAAAGATCTCTGCTCATGGAAAGAGGGTGGGGTGCCATTAGCACGCCAGTTGTAATCCACAGAATCCCGGGCTTTTTTAAATGCAACGGTTAATGTTGCTGGCTTAACCATCCCGCCGCGCTTAGCTGTCCCTTTCGCGTGATGGTGGTGCAATAGCCACGGACTAAGAACGCAATCGCGGCAGGATGACACCACATCATCTAGGGTGAGATTTAATTTATCGCAACGCAGAGCCAGAGGGATGGCAATCCGGGTTCCTGTTTTTTGCTGTTCGACATGAAGATAACCATCCCGGATATCCGAAAATTGCATTTTGCAAATATCTGAAAGGCGCTGGCCTGTCATCAGTGCCAGCAGCATACCGCGCTGTAAAAAGTAACCATCCTTTTCCGCTGCGTTATAAATCATCATCCACTCATCAAAAGTCAGTCGCTGTCTTGATATCCGCACCTGCGGTTTTTTTGCCGATTCTGCAGGGTTAAAGCCTGGCGGGACATCGCCCGTTTGCTGAGCTTCCCGGAAAACATCGATCAGTACCTTCCTGAAAATTTGTCCCATTCTGTTATGTCCTCTGGCCTTGTACTCTTCCAGTACTGATACCACATCTTTTACGGTTATGGCATCTAACGGTCTGGTGCCAAAACGTTCATCAAATACCCTGAGAGGGGCCGCTTTCTGTTTCAGCGTGTTGAGTTTGATCTCGCCGTTTTCATATCTTTCCTGTTGAATTTTTCTGTAATTATTCAGAAAAATGGTAACGGTTGATGAACCGCCGGTATCACTAATAATTTTCTCCTGCAGACTGAGCATTTGTTCCATTTGCTGCCGGGCAAGACGGCTGTTCGCTTCTGCTGCAATAGTTTCTGCCAGTTTCTGGTCAATACTGCCGAGACCGTGATTTTTTCCTGTTATGGGATGCCTGTAACGCCAGTAAACTTTGTTATTTCTTTTGTCAAAATACGGAGATAATCCCGGAACATTGGTTTTATATTTTCGCGGGCGCGCCATCTTCCAGTATCCTCTTCAAAGCAGGGTGATCTGTGGCGATCACCTCCGGCTTGTTTACCATTCCGACAAAGCGAGCTTGCGGATCCACTCGCCAGCGTCTTCCAACTTTTTTGGGGAGAGGAAATATCATTCCGGCTTTAGCGTATTTACTTAACGTACTCGGAGTTGGGACCGGTTCACTGAATTCCTCTTTTGCCCACTCAGTGAGCAGAATAAGTCTTGCCATGAGCGTCGTTCGCTAATCATGGTCGCCGCCACTATAGCTGGTGGGCAACGACCGGGGTTGAACATTAAAAATCAGCCTGGTTCGGGATCAGTTTTTGCCAGATAACTGAAACGTATTTTGCCTGGTAACGGGCGTCATCAAGTGCATTATGGCGCTCACCTTCGAATGGAATAGCCGTTCTGGCATCGAAGTCTATGGCTTTCCCCAGCTCAACGATTGTGCGTACATCGCGATCGTTGTAGTAACGCCACGGGCAGGGGATCCCCTGCCGTTCGTATGAACGGCGCAAAATCGTGTTGTCGAAGTTGGCTCCATTTCCCCAGACCTGAACAAAAAATTCACCGGAGTTTTCGTCGATAAATTCCCGCAATTGTAACAGTGCATCATCTAACGGGATTTCATCGGTCATAATGGCAGACTGCGCTTCACGTGATTGCTTCAGCCACCTTTTAATGACGTCACGATCAATGACTCCGCCAGCAGTTTCCAGATCGATAGTCTTACTAAATTCCGGTCCCATATCTCCGGTTTGCGGATCGAAAAATATTGCACCTATTGAGATAATCGGGGCATCAGGATTTTTTCCCATGGTTTCAAGGTCGATCATTAGATGGTCACACGTCCTGCTGGTGGATGTGATAACGTGATGACCGTTCATCGTAATTAAGGGATCTGCCGTCTCGCCAGTTTCACTATCGCTGGCGTGATCCTGAGCGCTACCAGCATTCTCCTTGTGTGGATGTTCAGCGCCTTCCATTTCCTTCGGATCATTTTCCTGAACTTCAACCTGATTCTCTTCATCGAATGTTTCCTGGTATGTTGCGTCACCCATCACCGCGCCACAATCAGGGCAGTTGCCGCCACCGCTTTGACCGCAGGCGGTGCAGACTTTTTCCGGTTCCTGTTGCGCTACTGGCTCAGGTTGTTTCGTTTCTGGCTCGTTTTGTTGCGTATTTGGGCTGTTTTGTTCCGCTTTCTGGTCGTTCTGTTCCGATTCTTGCTGGTTCTGGTTTACAGAATCGCGGGTTTCAATCCCCTTTACCCATTTCGGATCATTCGGGTCGCTAATCCCTGCAACAAATTCTCCGCGAGAGGCAGCAAGCAACTTATCGGCGTCAGGCTGGCTGATATTGGCTGCCTGCATAATTTTGTTTACTTCGTCAGCGGTAACTTTTACCGGCTCTGGTTGTGCGGTCGTGTCAGATGCACCAGTATTTTGTTGTGAACCTGAGTACGTGCCGTTTTTACGTGCGAAGTATTCCTCTTTTGTGATTTCCGTAGCTCCCAAGGCTAGTGCTTTTTCCAGACCAGAAAGTTTGTTTGCGCGACCGTATTTTTCGCCATCCTTGTCGGTGAAGAGGAAGTAGAACGGCCCCTCACGCTCTACAGATGGTTCGACTTCCACTTTGCATTCGGTTTTTTCGTTGCCCGGAATTGCCGTTTCCACTGCATCAGTTTCTGGTACTGGCGACGAGAGAGTATCAGTTGCGCTCTGATTTCTTCCTTCATCTTCAAACACGCCCTTTGTAGTCAGGTATTCAGTAATGTATTTGTTCAGTGCCACAGGGTCTTTGTGAATGTCGATCGGACGTTCACGGACAAGGCCAAAAATAGTCTGGCGGTCGTAGCGAAGGGCATCAGGCTGTTTGCGCATTGATGCCGAGATACGCTTCCAGTCTTCGCGGTCGTTGTCGATAACTTCATTTTTTGCCCAGCGATGGATGCTGCCGTCAATGTTTCCGGCATCCACATCACCAGGCCAGAGAGCGTAGGCCAGTTCGTCATCCAGTGTTTTCCATGTCTGCTTGTATTCGCGATGAATGGCAGCAATGACCGGGCTGATTTTTCCTGTTGAATTTTCACTGTGCTGTTGATTGGTTCTGGCGCGGGCGAGATCAACAACAGACGTGTATTTTCCGGTTTCCTTGCGTTCACCTTCGCGACGTTTTTTCCAGATGCGCATCTCTGCCTGAATTTCGGGCCATTTGGCACCAGGCTTACATTTATGCTTAACCCACCCGATGGCATGCAGCTTAAGCTCCGGATACATGGCGTTAACTTCTGGCATTTTCATCAACGCTTCAACGATATGTCCGTCGAATGTTGCCATGTCTTCCTGCAACAATTCCTGTGCGCTAATAACCATATCAACGGTGATGTTTTCACATGTGTCGAACTTAACCATGACAGCGTTCTGTACTTCAGGGGCCAGCTTGTCAAAAGTGACGTTCATCGGATCGGATTCAGTCTCAACCGGGACAAAGGAAGCAGACTCCTCATCCCAGCGGTTTTCCTGCATATATTCAGCATCCCAGGAATCGAGGGCAGGGCGGGGTATACCGGGTTTATCCTCGCAGACAAGAAATTTATAAGCGCAGTCCTGAGCAGCCGGATAATGCTCCAGGAATTGCCAGTGAAATTTTGCGCGGGCGCGACGTTCATCACCGGCTTCAATGGCAGTGGCTACAGCGACGGCACCTTCTTCCTTTATTGCCTGTTCGTCCGGAATGGCGGCGCAAATAAAGACTTTACTCATTTTGTTTTACCTCATTACAGATTTAAGGGTGAACAAATCCCTGCCATTGCTGGCATATAAGAATGAAACCGGATATTTATTACGGAACTGTTTTAAAGACCTGCCGGGATTTCGTTATTATCCTGGTGAATAACTTTATCGACCGGGTAACAGTTACCGGGAATTTTCTGTTCGGTTGCTGCAGTCACACACTCCTGCATTGTCCTGTGAACACTGACTGCAATATCAACTGGCTCTCCGGAAACAAGAAAAACTGTCAGAACAAGTGCAAATGCTGTATTCATTGCCAGCATCCTTTTTGTATCGGACGTAAACGGGCCTGCATTGAAAGAATGCATATTTTATTTAATAGCTCCCGTTCGTGTTTTCTCTTGTTAATGGCATCTTCAGTAAATACAGGGTTACTGATATTGACACCAATTTCAAAACAACCTTCAGACGTATTAACGTTTGGTAATAACGTTTCCATTATCGCGTCCTCAACAATGAATTTTGTGATGCGGTGCCTGGTGCCTCCAGGTGACGTTAACCAGTTAACAATTAACGCCGGATACAGAGAATCCACCCATAACACTGTTTTTGGTTTTAACTGTTCCGCGTGCGCTCAGCCGCATTCACCACATCACAAAATTCACTTTAAAAAGGGCGGCAGAGCAGTCACGGAGTAAAACTGATACCGCCAAACGTCACCAGAAAATTGATAACAGAGGGCGTTGCAGCGGGGTTGTCACTTAAGCGTATGGTCAACCTGACAACCCGGTGTCCTCAACGGGGAAGGAATAACCCCGCCATACTTACCGCCGCGCCATTTCGCGGAGTGCCACAACCGGAAGCGCACGGTCGACGAAAATTTAACGACAGGCTATCTATGAACCAACAACTTCGCCGTGTGCTTTCGCGTTATGCCCTGACTTTTCAGGGAAATATCCTTTCAGTAAACTGTCAGTGCCGGATGCTCACCCGTGTCCGGCGCACGCACTCCACCTCACCCGTGGAGAACTCCTTAATCACCAACCCTCAGGAGGGTGAAATGTCGACTGAAAATGATGAAATCATTAACTCCCTGATACGCCAGATTAATAATTTTGATAAAGCATTGCAACATGCTGCGGCGCGTAGTGATATAACTCTTTTAGCAATTTCATTTCTTGCATCTGTTATGGATAAAAATGAAGTCGTACGACAGAGTCTTGTTGATTATATCGACTCGCTTCAACCCGGCACTTTCAATCATGAGAGCTTCAATCATGAGAAAGAGCATGTTAAGTCTGTAATTAATTCTCTTATTTTGAATCAAAAGAATTAATGCTTTTTGTTGCAAAGTAATTTTCAAGGGGTTCTATTCGAATCCCTTTCTTTTTCATTAACAAGCCAAACCCCTTATCAATGATGTCCATTAGATCCAGGAAGTATTTTTCATGTAAATCCTGGTTATCAGAGAGCTGCTTCTCTTCGTACAGCCCGATAAAGGCTCGGCGCACGTTACCGGATATAGTATCGATGGTTTCTTTTTCTATGGTACTCAGGTCAAGAGTCGCCAGTTGGGAACGAACTATAATCACTGCCATTTCCTGGAATTGCATTGGTAAATCTTTAAATTCCATTATTAGCCTCGTTGGTTAGCTATTAACGTGGGTATGTAATCATTCTGGCAATGCTTAATGCCGCTGCTTTTTCCAGCCTGGTGATATCCTGCTCCAGAGCGGACAGATTTTCAGCCTGCTTAGCCCTGGCTTCATTGGCCCATTTCAGATCCTGCGCTGCATTAATTTTCTGGCGCATCCACTCATAAAGTTCATCATCGGTATAGTCTGGCGCGATGATGACGGGTTCTCGTTTCTGCATACTGATTCCTCGCGGTGCTGCTTCGCTTATCAGCCGTTAGATTTTGCCGAGCTGGAAAGCGCCTGTTTAAACTCACTGAAGCTGAGAGCTTCTTCGCCTTCGGCAAGGCCTTCGAAGTATTCTTCGTAAGCCTTTTTCATGATTGTGTCGAAATCCATATCACTCACCTGAGTTTCTTTCCAGCCAGCGACGGGCACCATTTTCGGTTTTAAACGTTTTGCTTTTGGTATACGTCATCGCGGTGAATGTGCCGTCCTGGTTGGGAAACACGCCGTACACCAGAGATTCGTTGTTGCCAAGATCGATAGTATCCATGTTGACCTCATTTCCCCTTAACGCCGGGGTAGCGGAACAAAAACCTGCTGCATAGTTATTAAAGTTGAACCCCGCCGTCATGTTCTTACGCCTCGGGCTGGCTACTTAACCCCTGACCACTGCCTGGTAACTCGAGGTATTGCCCTGTATTGTGTGGGACGGGATGGGTTGGTATGGGAAAACTATAGGAAATGCCTAATTACTTGTCAATAGGCTATGCCTAATAATTTGGGCGCGACCTAATAGGTGATGGTTTGTGGGAGAGGTAGTAGGAGTTAACTAACGGGAACTAGGAATTTCCCGTCGGACCATATAAGTTTAAGTTCCTGTCTTGGTGATGTTCTGGCTTTTCCGTTTTGATTCTTGATTTTTCAGATAGTTAGCTACCTTCATTTCCATTGCGGCAATGTAGGCGCGAACGTCATGATCAACCCAACTAGGCTCCGTAGCATTTCCAGATAAGAGGAAAGCCACAATTGCTCTTTTTTCATCAGAGGCGGCTTGATAAAGGCTGTTTATGTCTAAAAGTTCACTTTTTGTATCTGAAGTGGATGGGGTTGGTATGGGGTATTCGTTAAGCCCCCAATGCTCTGGACCAACCACATCAGAAAAGAAACGCCATAGTTCTGGAAGTTTGTCTTTACTTATCGAACCTTTCTTAATCCAGTCATGGATTGATGGTGGTTGGACTTTGAAATGACGTGCGATTTCCGCCTTTGATTTGACGGCTCCTGATGCAATTTTTTTGTTAATGGCCTGCTCAATCGCTCGGCCTAAGTCTTTACCACTAAGCATTGCTTAATAGTCTCCTATGCGCATCGCGTTAGGCAATCCCTACTCTCGATGTATTAGGCATAGCCTATTGACAATTGCATTAGGCTAAGCCTAATATTGTTGCGTGTTTTTTGGAGTTCATTCGATGAAAAAAGATAACTATTCATTCAAACGAGCTTGTGCTGTTGTCGGTGGGCAATCAGCAATGGCTAGGCTTTTAGGTGTATCTCCTCCAAGCGTAAATCAATGGATCAAAGGTGTACGTCAGTTGCCTGCTGAGAGATGTCCTGCGATTGAACGAGCAACAAAAGGTGGTGTCCTGTGTGAAGAACTTCGTCCTGATGTTGATTGGACATACTTACGACGCTCGTCATGTTATTCGCAGAATATGTCGATGAAGCAACCAAATGACGAAAACGATCATACCCGAAGCATCAAGAGGCAAATGATTCATGAAAATCAAACATGAGCACATCCGCATGGCGATGAATGCTTGGGCATACCCTGATGGTGAGAAAGTTCCTGCAGCTGAAATAGCCCGGACTTATTTCGAACTGGGGATGACGTTCCCTGAACTGTACGACGACAGCCATCCGGAAGCCCTGGCCCGTAATACACAGAAAATTTTCCGTTGGCTGGATAAAGACACCCCTGATGCTGTTGAAAAAATTCAGGCTCTGTTACCGGCGATCGAAAAGGCAATGCCGCCTCTGCTGGTGGCCCGTATGCGCAGTCACAGCTCTGAGTATTACCGGGAGATTGTCGAACGGCGGGATCGGCTGGTGAAGGATGTCGACGATTTTGTTGCGTCAGCGGTTGTTTTGTATGACCAGATGAATCGCGGCGGCCCGGCAGGGAATGCTGTGGTGATGCACTAAAAGCACGGTGTTCGGGGGTTTTATGAGCAGCAAGCTTCATGGTCTTGTCTGGGAAGGGTGCGCCTTCACCGGCATGATCTTATCCAGGGTGGCGGTTATGGCCCGTCTTGCAGACTACAGCAATGACGAGGGCGTGTCATGGCCTGCCATTGAAACTATCCGGCGTCAGATCGGTGCAAGAAGTGAATCCACAGTGAAATCGGCTATTGCAGAACTGGCGAAAGAGGGCTGGCTGACGAAGGAAGAGCGTAAGGTCGGTGGGCGTAATGTAAGCAATATCTATCGACTTAATGTGGAAAAACTCGAAGCAGCTGCGGCGGCGGCGCGTGAGTCATATAAACCGAAAAGAAAAATTAGCCCGGCAAAAAATGACCCGTTAACAGTTGACCCGTCAAATATTGACCCCTCAACGGTTGACCCGTCAAATTTTGATGGATCAACTGTTGATAAAAAACTGCCGATTAGGGGGGCGATGATTGACCCCGATCCGTCAGTATTAAAACCTGATCCGTCAGATAAAAGATCTTCTTGTCCGGACGCTTCGCAACCGGACCCGCAGACGGCTGAACAGGATTTTTTAACCCGACACCCTGACGCGGTTGTGTTCAGTGCGAAAAAACGCCAGTGGGGAAGTCAGGAAGATTTGGTGTGCGCACAGTGGATCTGGGGACGAATCGTGAGTCTTTACGAGCAGGCGGCCAGCTATGATGGCGAGATCACTAGACCGAAAGAACCCAACTGGACAGCATGGGCCAATGACGTTCGCACAATGCGGATGCTGGATGGCAGAACTCACAGACAAATTTGTGAAATGTTTGGGCGTCTCCAGCGGGATTCGTTCTGGGTAAAAAACATCATGAGTCCGGCAAAACTCCGGGAAAAATGGGATGAACTGGTTATCCGCCTGGGGCGTTCGCCTGCGCAGCGTTGCGTGAATCACATTTCTGAACCGGACACTGAAATTCCGCCGGGCTTCAGGGGGTAAGTGTTAATTTCTGGTCATGAGGTAATTTTCAGGAGGGCTTGTGGCAAAAGTTTTTACACAAGAAGAGCGGGAAAAAATTAAAGGGCAGGTTGTTGAACTCGTACGCCAGAGTGGGCGCGAGACGTTACGACAACTGGAAACTAAAACTGGGGCAACAAGATATCTGATGAGCGTTCTGGCCAGAGAGCTGGTTGCCAGCGGCGATGTATACAACTCCGGCTACGGGTTATTCCCCTCTGAACAGGCGCGTAAGGACTGGCAAAACGCCCGCAAAAAACTCTCGAGGGCAAAGGTGAAGAAACCTGCTGTGGTTGATCCGGACCTTATCTGGTCATCACCTGACGGAGAAATACGTCGCTACGACAGTCGCCTAAACATAATCTGTCGCGAGTGCCGGAAGAGTGAAGCTATGCAGCGTGTACTGGCTTTCTATCAGGGTAATTTTCAGGAGGCGGTACTGTGAGTGAAATTAGCTATCAGGCTTCAATTACCGCTGGCATTCGCATCAAAGGAGAGGAGCATGGAAATAAAACCAGAGGATGAGTTAAGCAATATCGTTTTATTTCCGGTAAAAGAGGATGACCCTCGTAATCAGGTTAATTTTCTTTATGAGCCATCGGAAAGACCATATTGTCATCACGCCTCTGTCCGGGTTGACGAAAAAGAGCGTCAGGTCCGCTGTAAAATCTGCGGTGCAGTTGTGGAGCCATTTGACTGGATGCTCTCTGTGGCGAAAAGAGAAACCAGACTGGCAGATGATGTAAGGCTCTTGCGTCAAGAGGAGCGGGAAAGGCGAAAAAATATAGAAAAGCTAATTCAGATTGAGCGTAACGCGAAAGCGCGGATACGCAGGGCGACAAAATCCAGAACTGAATAATTAAATTTAGCTCTGTTAAAAATTTAATCCTTAACCGGAGGGATTTCTGCACCCTCAGAACATCAGGAGGCCGCCCGAAAGGGCGGTAGTTAAATGCGAAAGTTTAAAATAATTATTGAAACGGGAATAGCCGGTGGAGATTTCGAGGATGAATTCGAAGTGGATGATGATGCGACGCCTGATGAAATACATGACGAAGCAAAAGATATTTTCTTTAACTACTGCAATTACTCATATCACGAAATAAAAGACGAAGAGGAAGAACAAAATGGCTGATTTTGGTTCAACTAAATACAACGTCAGTTTTGAAGAATGGCATGAACTGTTAATGGACTATGCAGAGTTACGTGGTGGCAGTGCTGCTGATGCTGAAGCATGGCGTGATGATTATGAAGCAGGAAAAACTCCGGTCGAAGCATATTGTGATGAGTGGGGCGATGAATGAGCGAGGTTAATTATCAGGAAGGGCATGAAACGGCGGGGGAAGCAAAAACAATGGCATGGGGATATCGCTACGTGAAAAAAAAGGCGTTACGGACTTTCAGGGGAAGTAGTGGTCTGGTGACTGGAAATATGTACCGAAAAAAGAGGATTGTAACGACAGGCCGAACTATGAAATTCAGGCCTTATTCACTGCCCCGCCAGTCCCGGTTACATCAGAAGAACTGGTTAAAGCTGTGCACTTTTATGAACAACTAAAACGCGAAAATCCACCAGCATCCGGAAACCTGATTACAGATTCCCAGATAAGGCAATGAGCTACCTGGCGCAGAACGGGCTGATAAGTATGGGGAATGTTTTACGATGAATATTTAGACTAAAGAGTTTGTAACGCTATGTAAGTGATTTTTTCTGGTTTAGATATTTATATATCCGGCCAAATTGAGGTGTGTTTAAATGTAATTGCACATTGATTGTAGGAGGAATAATGAAAAACGCATTGCAGTTTTTGTTTGTTGCGTTCTGGTTGTTCGTATCATGTATGCCCATCATCTTCACAGCAAGGTATATGGAAAAAGTTGATGTTTTGATATTAATATTTGGATATATAAATGCCCTTTTTTTAGGGGTGTTCATGGCGGTCATGTGCATTGAATACTGGCGGTAAATACAGCGAACGCCATTGGTTTAGTTGGATATTTACTGTGCCGGACAAAAACGGTTTGCGGGGAAATCTTAGTTAAGTAGAATGACTGCGGGTGCTTGAGGCTATCTGTCTCAGGCATGAACACCAAAAGGCAGATAGAGAAAAGCCCCAGTTAACATTACGCGTCCTGCAAGACGCTTAACATTAATCTGAGGCCATATCTATGCTCTACACACGTAGGTTAGCCTCTTACGTGCCGAAAGGCAAGGAGAAGCAGGCTATGAAGCAGCAAAAGGCGATGCTAATCGCCCTGATCGTCATCTGTTTAACCGTCATAGTGACGGCACTGGTAACGAGGAAAGACCTCTGCGAGGTACGAATCCGAACCGGCCAGACGGAGGTCGCTGTCTTCACAGCTTACGAACCTGAGGAGTAAGAGACCAGGCGGGGGAGAATCCCTCGCCACCTCTGATGTGTCAGGCATCCTCAACGCACCCGCACTTAACCCGCTTCGGCGGGTTTTGTTTTTTCCTAGCATTCTGGTTTACAATTCGCACACCAGCCTGAACAACTGGCACCTGCTGCGCCAGCAGAGACAACCGATGGCGCACGATACCAAATTACACAATTCTGATAATTCAGCCGTCTTTGCCAGCAGGCGCGGACGGTGTTTTCACGCATTCAAATCTGACTGGTACCAGCATCCCCCATGCACTGAAGAACAGGCCGAATGGCTCATTCAGTGTTACCGCAGGCGCGGATACGAGGTTAAAAAAGCCCTTAGCCTCGACTACCGTCACTGGATAATCTCCGTCAGGCTTCCTTACTCTGAACGCCCACCGCGTCCGTCCCGCACATTCCAGCAACGCATCTGGAGGTAACGTGCGGGTATTACTTCGACCTGTTCTGGTACCGGAACTCGGGCTGGTGATCGTTAAGCCGGGCCGTGAATCCATGCCGGTATTCCACAATACCCGGGTACTGGTGGAGCCGGAACCGAAAAGCATGCGTAATCTGCCGTCCGGGGTCGTTCCTGCCGTTCGCCAGCCGCTGGCGGAGGATAAATCATTACTGCCATTTTTCAGCGACGAACGAGTGATTCGTGCTGCTGGTGGCGCTGGCGCATTGTCTGACTGGTTACTGCGCCATGTTAAATCCTGCCAGTGGCCACACGGCGATTATCACCACAGTGAAACCGTCATTCACCGTTATGGTACCGGCGCAATGGTGTTGTGCTGGCACTGCGACAACCAGTTGCGTGACCAGACCTCCGAATCACTTGAGCAACTTGCTCACCAAAACCTGTCAGCATGGATGATTGACGTCATTCGTCACGCAATGAATGGCACACAGGAGCGTGAATTATCGCTGGCTGAATTATCCTGCTGGGCGGCCTGCAATCAGGTGGTGGATGCACTACCTGAGGCAGTAGCGCGTCGTTCGCTGGGATTACCAGCGGAAAAAATCCGCTCCGTATACCGTGAGAGTGACATCGTACCGGGAGAACAGACAGCCATCAGCATACTGAAGCAGCGCACAAAAAATATTGCGCTGCCACTTCACGTCCACCAGCAACAAAATCCACCACAGGAAAAGACGGTGGTCAGCATTGCCGTTGATCCGGAGTCTCCGGAATCCTTCATGAAACGACCTAAACGTCGCCGCTGGGTTAACGAGAAATACACGCGCTGGGTGAAGACACAGCCGTGTGCGTGTTGTGGTAAGCCAGCCGACGATCCCCATCACCTGATTGGTCATGGTCAGGGCGGAATGGGGACAAAATCTCACGATATTTTCACGCTACCGCTGTGTCGGGAGCATCACAACGAGTTTCATGCGAATCCTCTGGCGTTCGAAGAAAAGCATGGTTCTCAGGTTGATTTAATTTTTCGTTTTCTTGATCACGCCTTTGCAACTGGCGTGCTTGGGTAAAAGAGGTGACTGATGCTCATAGATTTGGTTTTACCTTACCCGCCGACGGTGAACACTTACTGGCGACGCCGTGGCAGCACATATTTTGTATCAAAAGTCGGTGAGCGTTATCGCCGTGATGTGGCGCTTATTGTTCGCCAGCAGCAACTGAAATTAAACCTGTCCGGAAGGCCGGCAATAGAAATTATTGCAGAGCCACCGGATAAGCGCCGTCGTGACCTGGACAATATCCTGAAGGCACCACTGGATGTACTGACGCATGCGGGGCTGCTCATAGACGACGAGCAGTTTGATGAAATTAATATTGTGCGCGGTCAGCTTGTTCCTGGTGGGCGGTTGGGGATAAAAATCACAGAACTGGAGTATGCATGAATAACCAGTATTTACAGTTTGTTCGTGAGCAACTCATGATTGCCACCGCCGATTTGAGTGGATCAACAAAAGGGCAGCTTGAGGCCTGGCAGGAGAATGCCATGTTTGATACAGGGCGTTACAGGCGTAAAAAAATCCGGTACCGCGATGAAGTGACTGGAAAAATGATAACGCGGGATAATCCACCAATCCCGGGAAAGCAATCGCTGGCGAAGGGGGCGTCAATTCCTCTCGTCAGTCCGGTTGAGTTTTTGACATCATCGTGGCGGCGGGCTGTTCTGTCTCTTGAAGAACATCATAAAGCCTGGTTGTTGTGGTGTTACAGCGGGAGTATTTGTTGGGAATATCAGATCGCGATAACGCAGTGGGTGTGGAATGAATTTAAAACCCGGTACGGCACCAGAAAAATTGCAGGGAAAACGCAGGAGCGCGTGAAGAAGTTGATCTGGCTGGCGGCACAGGATGTCAGAGGATGGATTACCGGGTGTGAGGTCTACCAGAGACAGGAGCTTGCCAGACTGTGTGGAGTTAAGCCTGATAACTGGAGCCATAATTATGCGAACTACTGGCGTGAGATGTGCGATATTTTTAAGAGTCTCGATAGAGAATCTGTGATTTGCACCGTGAAAATAAGAGCGCAACAAAAAGCGATTTTTTCACGACGAGATATTGCAAAAGTCAATTAAATAGCGTACGTTTCGTATAAATCTGATATTTTGCCGATTTTGTACGCGATGGCAAAGTAAGAAAAAAAACTGCCGTCAGGCGGTTTTTTTTATGCCCAAAATCGCGTCAGCACAGTAAACACGCTGGTGGTTGCGAATACGGGTCTTTCAGCTTGCTGGCTTTTTCGACAAGAGTTATTGGTATGTCACGTTAACCGGAAAAAGGAAAAAGACATGCTAAAACAGCAGGATATGACAGAAACCGCCAGAGTGGTGTTTAATGAATTAAGCGTTACCGAACCGGCGACAGTCGGGGAGATAGCGCAGAATACTTACCTTTCACGCGAACGCTGCCAGTTAATACTGACTCAGCTGGTTATGGCGGGTCTGGCAGACTATCAGTTCGGTTGTTACAGACGCCTTCCGCAGTGAAGGCTTTTTTATTTGTGGTAAATGGGCGGCTGGTGGGGGTTAGGGGCACCCACCAGCCATCTGCTCATGCGTTGGGTTCACAAGCAAACCTCAGGCCCACTGCTTTGCGCAAAAGCAGAATGAGCCTATCAGAGACAGGCTTAATGATCCATGCTTAATACTGTAAAAATATCCAGTTGTGAGTTAATCAACGCCGACTGCCTGGAATTTATCCGGTCGTTACCCGAAAATTCTGTTGACCTGATAGTCACGGACCCGCCGTACTTTAAAGTGAAGCCTGAGGGCTGGGATAACCAGTGGAAGGGCGACGATGATTACCTGAAGTGGCTGGACCAGTGTCTGGCGCAGTTCTGGCGGGTGCTGAAACCTGTCGGAAGTCTTTACCTGTTCTGTGGTCATCGCCTGGCATCTGATATCGAAATCATGATGCGTGAACGCTTCAGTGTGCTGAACCATATTATCTGGGCGAAGCCGTCCGGACGCTGGAACGGATGCAACAAGGAAAGCCTGCGGGCGTATTTCCCCGCCACAGAGCGCATTCTGTTCGCGGAACATTATCAGGGGCCGTATCGTCCGAAAGATGCCGGGTATGCGGCGAAGGGCAGTGCACTGAAACAGCATGTGATGGCCCCGCTGATTTCTTACTTTCGTGATGCGCGCGCGGCCCTGGGGATAACGGCAAAACAGATTGCAGATGCCACAGGAAAGAAAAACATGGTGTCGCACTGGTTCAGTGCCAGTCAGTGGCAGCTACCGAACGAAAGCGATTATCTGAAATTACAGTCGCTGTTTGCCCGGGTGGCAGAAGAGAAACATCAGCGCGGTGAACTGGAAAAGCCCCACCACCAGCTGGTGGATACGTATACGTCACTGAACCGGCAGTATGTGGAGCTGCAGAGTGAATATAAGCATCTGCGGCGGTATTTTGGTGTGACGGCGCAGGTGCCGTACACGGATGTGTGGACACATAAACCGGTGCAGTTCTATCCCGGGAAACATCCGTGCGAAAAACCGGCAGAAATGCTGCAGCAGATAATCAGCGCAAGCAGTCGTCCGGGTGACCTGGTTGCAGATTTTTTTATGGGCTCAGGTTCAACGGTAAAAGCTGCACTGGCGCTCGGGCGTCGTGCGATTGGCGTTGAACTGGAGACCGGACGTTTTGAGCAGACAGTCAGGGAAGTTCAGGATTTAATCGTTTGAAACGGATGAGATTGCAGAATTAATTACGCACCATTATTATTCTGCTTCCGGCCCTTTAGCTCAGTGGTGAGAGCGAGCGACTCATAATCGCCAGGTCGCTGGTTCAAATCCAGCAAGGGCCACCATCACAAACCGCCATTAGCTTATCAGGAAGAGCAGACGACACGATAACAGGGTTGTTGGTGCGGGGGCGGGTCCCCGATGGCGGTCCATTATCGGTATTCAGCGTTGTTAGCTCAGCCGGACAGAGCAATTGCCTTCTAAGCAATCGGTTACTGGTTCGAATCCAGTACAGCGCGCCATATTCATTCTTCCAGATTCCTTTCGGCAGAGCCTTATACTGAAATATACCTGGCTCAGGATATTGTTGAAAATATTATATGTTTGTCAAAAATAAAAGTTCTGTTAAGTGTTGATTGAGAGTTTGTTATACGGTCTAATGGTTTTTTCAGCATTAAATATTTATCATTCATATGGTGTGGGTAGAGTGAATATTGATGAGGCGTCGGGGTGTTTCATCCTTAGGCAGCGTATTGATATAGTCAATGCAGAACGAGCAAAGGCCTTCAGCCGTTTGACAGTTTTGTTCTGTACTCCTGATCGTCTTTCGGGAAGAGACGTTATTATTCTGAATAGTGATGCTATACAGAGGGTTTGCGATGAGTTCATGGTGGCTAATTCAGAATTATTTGCTCTTGTTCAGGAGTACAACAGAATAGCCAGGACCTGTGGTATGGATGAACTTCGGATTACTCATCTGGGGTAGATACATATCTGGATTATCACCGGTTACGGTAAAAAGTGATTGCTTACTGTTTTTGTGAATGGCATTGCAGCAGCCGGATAATGTCAGTGCTGGCTGACGGTGTGCTGGTGGCGGGGGTGGTGGTTGCTGCTTTCCCGTTGCTGAAAAAGAAAACGCCAGACTGTTAGCCGGGTATCAGTTAGCGGGAGAAATTTTTAAATACTTCACAATTCAGGCGGTTGACTGTTGTCTGGTTTGCGGGGAGTTTGTTAAAAGAAACTGGCATGGTGAATCCCCCTGTGCGGAGGGGCAATCAGCGAGTAGGTATATGGGATAATCGCGGATTCAGGTGCTGGTACTGAATTCACCGGGAGGCACCCGGCACCATGCAATGGCACATAGCGCCACTCTCCAGCCCCTCTCCGGAGGGGCTGTTTATATTGATTTTGTCAGATGTGAGTAAACTCCTTATGGACTTTGTTGTTTTAGCCCATAAGGACATATTTGCAGAGTGCAACGGTTATTAAAGCATTCATTCAATACGTTATCTGTATTTGTAGGGCATTCCTGGCTGTTTTTGATTAAATTCCAGAATGTTTTATTGAATGGTACTACGTTGTAAATGGTTACAGGCAGCACTTTGTTATTGAGCATGATGCCTGTGTGAGTCAGTGTAAATATACTTTCAGGAGGTAAGAAAGCATCCGATTGATACCAGATTATTAATTTTATTTTACTCCATATGACTGAAAAAGATATTCCGCATGATGGCTGGATAACTGTATCAATCACAATCCACTTCATTTAGTTTCCTTGTTTATGCCTTGCTGGTGATGTTCTGAAAAGTATAAATGATATTTTTGATTGTAAACCATAGAGCAGAATTATTTTTCTGATGTTGTTTATTGTTTATTTAAATGCAGGGTGGTTTATATCTCGTCTTGTAGTTTATCCATGCATATCTGCTTGATGATGAGGTTTTTAATTAAGGTATGGTTTTGTGTTTTTTCTGTATTACATGTCAGGTATTTTAAAGAATCATTTTTCAGATGGTGGAAAGAACCATGGCATTTAAACACTATGATGTTGTCAGGGCGGCGTCGCCGTCAGATCTTGCGGAAAAGCTGACACATAAACTGAAAGAGGGCTGGCAGCCGTTTGGTAGTCCGGTGGCCATAACCCCTTATACCCTGATGCAGGCGATTGCAGCAGAAGGTGATGTGGTCGTCAGTGGTGCAACTGAGCCGGAGTGGTACTACGTCATCGTACTGGCCGGGCAGTCCAATGCCATGGCTTACGGTGAAGGGCTTCCGCTTCCGGATTCATACGATGCGCCCCATCCGCGCATTAAGCAACTGGCCCGTCGTAACACAGTGACTCCCGGTGGTGAAGTATGCGTATTTAACGACATCATTCCTGCTGACCATTGTCTGCATGATGTTCAGGATATGAGTACGATTAACCATCCCCGGGCTGACCTGAGCAAAGGGCAGTACGGCTGTGTCGGACAGGGCTTACATATTGCCAAAAAACTGCTTCCGTATATCCCTAATAACGCGGGGATCCTGCTGGTACCATGCTGTCGTGGTGGTTCGGCATTCACCCAGGGCACGGAGGGGACATTCAGCGAGTCCACGGGGGCCAGTCAGGATTCGGCTCGCTGGGGAGTGGGTAAGCCGTTATATCAGGATCTGCTTTTCCGCACGAAGGCAGCATTGCAGAAAAACCCGAAAAACGTTTTGCTGGCGATATGCTGGATGCAGGGGGAATTCGATATGACGAATGCCAGTTACGCCCAGCAGCCAGCAGCATTTCTTGCAATGGTACAGCAGTTCCGTGCTGACCTTGCCGGGCTGGCGGCGCAGTGTCACGGTGGAAGTCCGGCATCAGTCCCCTGGATTTGTGGCGACACGACATACGCGTGGAAACAAGAACACGGTACGCAATATGAAGTGGTATATGGTGCATATAAAGGTAAAGAATCCCAGCAGATTTATTTTGTTCCCTTTATGACCGATGGTAGCGGAGTTAATACACCGACAAACAACCCGTCAGAAGATCCTGATATTGTCGGGTCTGGTTATTACGGTTCGGCATCCCGAACGAACAAAAACTGGGTATCATCAAATCGCCCGACGCATTTCAGCTCATGGGCGCGTCGTGGCATTATTCCCGATCGTATGGCAACCGCTATTCTGAACGCAGCCGGGCGCACCTCAGCCTTCATCAGTGGTAAGGCACCGGAAATCAAACCCTCGCCCGGCGGCGACACGCCATCGGGTCCGTCTGCAGATACGTCCGTTCGCACAATCTCCCTGCTGCCGACAGCCGGAGAGGCTGCTGCGCAGGGCTGGAGCATTAAGAATGGCGGAATTCAGTTGTCAGATGGTGTATTTAAGATCACCAAGCAGAGCAATAAAGCCTGGTCCCTGACGCGCCCGGTGGATGACGCAGTCTCCCTGCTGACACGGGGTGGCAGACTGAGCTGTAAGTTTCGACTGTCAGGCGCACTGACCAACAACCAGTTCGGTCTGGGAATTTATCTGTATACCGATGTAGCGTTACCTGACGTCGTGGCGATGACCGGGACTGGTAACCCGTTCCTGATGTCGTTCTTCACCCAGACCACAGACGGCAAACTGAATCTGATGCATCACAAGAAAGCCGGAAACACAAAGTTGGGCGAGTTCGGGAATTACAGTAACGACTGGCAGACGCTGGAGCTGGTGTTCACCGCCGGCAGTGCCACGGTTACTCCGAAACTGAATGGAGTGGCTGGCCCGGCATTCCAGGTCATAAAAGACAGTCTGACAGTGGGACTAAATGCACTGACGCTGACGGATATTACCAAAAATGCAACGTATGGCGTTGAGATAGAAAGTCTGGTGCTGGAGATAAATGCACCGGCATCATCATAAAAAGTGAGCCAGTCAAATGGAAGGTATCGTTAAACTCACCGGTAGTGTCAGTGGGTCGTCTGAGATGCCTGCATGAGTTATCAGAGCCATCAGTACTTAACTGGTGGCTTTTTTTATTGTTGTCAGCTTCCGGATAACGGGAGACGGGGTATGTACCAGATGGAAAAAATCACAACAGGTGTGTCATACACCACGTCAGCGGTGGGAACGGGCTACTGGTTCCTGCAGTTGCTGGACAGGGTTTCCCCGTCTCAGTGGGCGGCAATAGGCGTGCTGGGGAGTCTGCTGTTTGGGCTGCTGACATATCTGACTAACCTGTATTTCAAAATCAGAGAGGACCGTCGTAAGGCTGCACGGGGAGAGTAATTCAATGACTCAAAACTATGAACTGATTGTGAAAGGGATCCGCAATTTTGAGAATAAAGTTACGGTAACTTTAGCGTTACGGGACAAAAAACGCTTTGACGGTGAAATTTTTGACCTGGACATCTCGCTGGACCGTGTTGAAGGTGCCGCACTGGAGTTTTATGAGGCAGCAGCCAGAAGGAGCATCAGACAGGTCTTCCTGGATGTTGCTGCCGGGTTATGTGAAGGGGATGAGCAGTCGCCGGAAAAGCGCCCCGTAATTTTAGAGGCGCAGGATGTGTTGATAACCTACAGAGGAAAACTACCGGGAATAATTACGGGTTCTCTGAAGAGTCCGCCGAAATGGTAATTTTACCAGCATATTTTTCATCCAGTAATACAGCAAGCCGCCTGAAAGAGTCTTGTTGTTCCTGAGACCATTTGGGATTGCATGATTCAAACTGGATTGATGCCAGCGTTGATTGCATCTGTTCCCTTGGAATTGAGAATGCCAGATATGAGAAGGCGACGGTAAGGGTATTCACGTCTTCCCGAAGCCTGGAAATGCTGTCGAGCAACTCCTGTAGAGAAATGGTGTTATTGTCCATAAATAATCCTCATGATTGTATTGACCTGTTAGCAGCCTGAGGCAACAGGCTGGAACTGATAAACATATCCAGGGCTCAGAAACCGATAAATCCTGATAAATATCCATGAACGCAAAAATCAGATACGGCCTGTCGGCTGCCGTTCTGGCGCTGATTGCCGCTGGTGCGCCTGCGCCTGACATTCTCGACCAGTTTCTGGATGAAAAGGAAGGCAATCACACCACGGCATACCGTGATGGTGCAGGTATCTGGACCATCTGCCGTGGTGCCATCATGGTGGATGGCAAACCTGTCGTTCCGGGCATGAAGTTGTCGAAGGAAAAATGCGACCGGGTTAACGCCATTGAGCGTGATAAGGCGCTGGCATGGGTGGAGAAAAACATCAGAGTGCCATTGAGTGAACCCCAGAAAGCGGGGATCGCGTCATTCTGTCCGTACAACATTGGCCCCGGTAAGTGTTTTCCGTCGACGTTTTATAAACGAATTAATGCAGGTGATCGCAGGGGAGCGTGTGAGGCGATTCGCTGGTGGATTAAGGACGGTGGCAGGGACTGCCGTATTCGCTCAAATAACTGTTACGGTCAGGTATCCCGTCGTGACCAGGAGAGCGCGCTGGCGTGCTGGGGAATCGACAGATAAGCAGAATATTTTGCTAATAAATGACGTTGGCCAAGGCGGACGGATAACACGAAATCCTGCGAACTGGCAAAATGTAAGTGAATAAAAGTAAAAACCCCGTTTGTTGGCAGCAAGCGGGGTTTTGTTTTTATGGCAGTAAGCTATGGGAGGCTGCCTTGATTGATTTTAGCAAACTGATTAGGGAGTTGCGACTCATGATTAGTCAATTACCAAACTGGAAATTTTTGCTGGTCTGGAGCATCCCTTTTTTATGGGTAGTATCCCAGTTAATTGTGGCAATTAAGGGGTAGCTATGTCAGACAAACTCATAACGCCGGCAAAGGTCCTGTGTGTGATTGTCGGTATTTCATTTTCACTAATGCTGGTTGCTCTTTTTCTGTCCCTCGCCTGGGTGATGTTGTCTTCGTCGGGGCTGCTGGGGTGACAGTGACTGATGACATCAGCAGAGCGCTGGCTTTTGCTATTAAGTGGGTGGCTGTTGGTATTGCTGTGTCTCCGATGCTGTATGGGCTGGCAAAACTGGTCATTGCGCTGAAATCGTGAACTTTAAAAAGATGAGTGCTGAACTTATTCGGGCAATGGCATTTGCCATTCGTATTGTGGCCATTGCTGTTCTGGTCTGGGCAATCCGTTGGTGGTGATATGAACCGTGTTCTGTGTGTGGTGATTATTGTCCTGCTGGTAGCCTGTGGTGTGCTTAGTCTGGGGCTGAATCATTACCGCGATAACGCCATCACCTACAAAGCGCAGCGCGATAAAAAAGTCAGTGAGCTGAAACTGGCGAACGCGACAATTACTGATATGCAGATACGCCAGCGTGATGTCGCTGAACTTGATGCCAGATACTCGAGGGAATTAGCCGATGCGAGAGCTGAAAATGAAACTCTGCGTGCTGATGTTGCCGCTGGTCGTAAGCGCCTGCGGATCAACGCTACCTGCTCCGGTACCGTGCGTGAAGCCACCGGCACCTCCGGCGTGGATAATGCAACCGGCCCCCGACTGGCAGACACCGCTGAACGGGATTATTTCATCCTCAGAGAACGGTTGATGACAATGCAGAAGCAGCTGGAAGGGGCACAGGACTATATCCGCACTCAGTGCCTGAACTAA